GCCAGAGGTACAAGTATTGCTACAAGTACACGATAGTTTGGCGGGACAGCTTCCTTCACACAGAAGGGCAACACTATTGCCTTTAATGCAGCAATATGCACAAATAACAATTCCATATCCTGATCCACTTGTTATTCCTTCAGGAATAAAAACCTCGGCGATTTCTTGGGGAGAGTGTAAGTGATTAATGACAAGCTTAAACAACTGTTTCTAGAAAACTCAGAACTTGTGACAGAAACCGGCTGTAGAATTTGGACAGGTTATACTAACGCAGATGGCTATGGAAGGTTTTGGTTTCATGGAAAGCTCTGTCTAGTACATCGCATAGTATATACAGTGTTTTATGGAGAGGTTGCAAGCTCGTTGCACATATTACATAGATGTGATGTTCCTGCTTGTATTAACGAACTCCATTTATATATAGGAACAGATTTAGATAATCATAACGACTCTATTAAAAGAGGCAGATCTGCGCGAGGTGAAAAAAACGGAAAAGTTAAGTTAACGGAGCTGCAAGTAAAGGAGATAAAACAAAAACTAAAAGCAGGGCATCACTACAAGGTTTTAGCAGAACAGTATAAGGTTCACTTTAATACCATTCAAGCCATCAAGCACGGAAGAATGTGGAAGTGGCTTTAAGATGCCTCGCAACTTCCCTGATTGGATTCCAGCCTATCTGGAGTACGCCTCCGTCACCGAGGCGCCGAAGCGTATGCACTTCTGGTCCGCCGTTGGCACGGTCGCCGGAGCATTAAGGAGACGAGTATGGATAGATATGAAGAGATTCCAATGGTACCCATCATTCTACATTATCTATGTGGGTCCGCCCGGCATAGTAGCGAAATCCACTACCATCGACATAGCAATGGATTTATTGCGACAGGTACCTGGAATAAAATTCGGTCCAAATGCTATTACATGGCAAGCCTTAGTAACTGCTTTTGCAGCGGCCTCGGAATCTTTCGAGTACAGATCAGAATGGCATCCTATGAGTCCGCTGACCCTGGCTGCATCGGAACTTGGGTCGCTGCTGAACTTGCAAGACAGGGACATGGTGAACCTGCTGATCGAGCTATGGGATGGGAAGAAAACGTACGAGAAGATCACCAAGATGTCTGGAAATGACATTATAGAAGCACCTTGGATAAACCTCCAGGCTGGAACAACGCCGCATTGGGTCGCAGATAACATGCCGCAGGCAATGATTGGCGGCGGCCTTAGCTCACGTTGCATCTTCGTCTACGGGGACACAAAGGAAAAATACATCGCCTACGTAGATGAAATGGTCGGCAAGGGAGATGACAAGCTGCGCCTCCGCCTCATTCAAGACCTCGAACAGATCGCTATGCTCCTTGGCCCTTTCGTGATCGACCCGGCGGCAAGGAAGTGGGGGAAGGACTGGTACGAGCGGTTCTGGCGGGACGCCACCAGCCGGATGGATGATATGATGCTCGAAGGCTACGCCGCCCGGAAGCAGACCCACCTGCACAAGACCGCGATGGTCCTCTCGGCCTCCCGCGGCAACTCCCTTACCATCACCAAAGAAGATCTCGAACTCGCCAATGTCATGCTCGAAGACATCGAGGCTGACATGCATCGAGTCTTCTCCCGCATCGGCCGCACCGAGGACTCCATGCAGGCTGAGCGTTTCATCGAGTTCGTTCGTCGGAAGGGCAGCATCCCCTACGCCGAGGCGTACAAGATGATCCATATTTACTTCCCCGACTTCCGCAACTTCGAAGGGATACTCTCCGGCGCGATTAATAGCGGGCAGCTCCGTATCGCTAACACAGCCGCCGGGATTATGCTTCAGGCTACGACTCCAATCACCGCCCCGCTTGCGCCCGTAGTTCCTATAACCCCTGACACAAAGGTAGGATAATGCGCCGTAACTCCATCGCTTGGCTAATCGTGAAGGGACTTGGCTACTGCTGTGAATGGAAGTTCTTTTCGTTATATCGCGACACTTCCCTTATCGCCGCCCGACTCGGCGTCACGGAGCGCGCGTTGCGCAAGCACAAGGCGGCCTATAACAATTACGAGATCGAGTGCGAAGGCTGTGACAACTGCATGAAGTCAAGGAGCTTAAAATGAACGACACACTTAACGGCTGGATCTGGTTCTTTGTAGTAATGGTTTTTCTGTTCAATGGCGAGCCTGATATCTGGGATGCGCTTCACGTTATTATCATAAAGGCCGCCGGCTTTTAAGTCACCCATGAAGCCGCACCTTAAGTCCTAGTTTCCAGTTCCTCCACGTCACCGCTCCCTCCAGCACAGTCAGTCCGCCGAGCAGCACCATTCCGAACGTCTCTGGTAACACAAGCACTGCTGCCGCTGTGAGCAGAAGGCAGATCACAAAGTACGCACTAATCGCCCTTGCCTCAGGATGTTCACCCAGAATAAAATTGGTCTCCTTCAACTCGTTGTGATTCGCTATATCCCGCGTCTGCCCGTAATCCACCACTAGCAGTGCCGCCACTATCACAAACATCAGCATTTTCATTTCACCACCTCGTGTCCATTAGCTTTCAAAAGTTCTTGAAGATGCCAGAGCTGGAGGGCGTCCCTGGCGCAAGCTTCAAGACTTCCAACAGCGGGAGATTGATCGGGGGCGCGTACAGTTCCGCCGGGATGGGAGTCGGCGGCGGGCACTGGACTGCTACCGGCACAGGATTCGCCGCGCAGCCGGCCAGCCCAATACTCATGCACAATAGCCATGTCAGTTTCATACTTGCTCCTCGTTTGGTTGATGGTGCGTTTCTGGGTAGCGATCACACTGTCCGCTTTCTTTTTTGCCTCGGCGCCTTCCGCCGCCACGCGGTCCTTAAACAAATCGAACTGACCCTGCACTAGCGCTAACTCGTCCTGCGCATTACCTAGCCGCCACGTCTGTAACGCTCCCCATCCAGCCAGCCCAACATACGCTAGCACAGCCCAAACACGCCAATTCAATATCAGTGCCCAAAGCATTATTCTCTACCAGCGTAGGGGATCACTATCTTAGATGCCTCCCGCATTCTAGGCAACAGAAATTCTCGTCGGTGTGTAGGAAACTGCCCGGCGAGAGAGTCGTGCACTTGTAGCAAAGTTTGGACTTCGGGTACACTCTGGTGAAAGGCAATCCAGATCCTGTTAATGACGATCCCGACTGTGCTTTGCGGTACCCACGCAAGCGCCTCAGGCAGTAGCCCTTCGAGTCTATCGAATATGTACCAGCGATAACCAAAGCGATTCTCCACAAACCGTCGCTTGGTGATTTGATCCAGAGTTCTGTCGTGCCATCGCTTGATACCTGGGTGAGCACCGAACCAGAGCGCTTGAGCGTGCTCAACTTCTTGGACACTCCGGCCCGTATGAGCAGAGACCGTACGGGGCTGGCCGCCGTAATTCGTTGCATGGACAAAGGTCTTGGCGAACTCACGCTTCGCCCGCCGGGGAGTACGATGGTCGAGATACTTCGGATGGGATTCAATTAATTCCTCCATCGGCGGCGGTTCTTGCTTGTCCAGGATGTAGACGTTGAGCAGGTGCATGTCTACGCCAAGGTCCATCGCGGCGATCCAGTCCTTCTCCCCGCTCTCCCTCACCACAATCTGTAAGTCGGCTCGATCAAGGTCCATGTCGAAAAACGTGAAGCCCGGATCTGGTCCAAACAAAGTTCGTACGTTTGGGAGTGTAAATTCCATCGAACCCCGAGTGGCTGCTTTGTTTGCGCTTTTGCTCTTCTCCGACGGAATCGTCTGAAGATTCCCACCCGAGCCGAACGGATTCTTTGAGCTGCTGAGACGATAGGAGTACGGGGCACTTTTACCTCCGGCATCACCTGCGATGTTGAAAGAGCAGCGCATCCGGCCATCCTCGTCCAGGGGCATCATGACAAAATCGTTGAGGAACTTCTCGAGGGTGCGGATGTCTGCGATTGCGTTACAAAGGGGGCGAAGGATTGGCTCCCTCGCGGCGATCTTGGTCAGGGCTTCGTCGTCGCAGGTGGGGCGCATGACGGTCTTGCCCTGGATGACGGTGCGCTTGAGGATCGGCGGCTGCTTTAGGTCGTCGTAGAACAGCGCCTGCATCTGCGTTGGTGAGCGCGGGTTTATGGTGTGGCCTAGAACATTATAGAGGAAGGCCTCGCGGTGGGAGAGTTCCTCCTGAATGTCAAGGGCCATCTGGTTCTTGATCTCAGGCCGCACACGGACGCCTCGGAGCATAGCCTTGAGGACAGGCCAGAACAGCTCTTGCTGCCACGCATCAACCTGGGAGAGGCCCATCGCCTTGAGGGACTCGGTTAGCACCTCCCCGACTTCGCGGGTGTACACACAGTCCTGGAGATTGTACCGCCAGCGCTGGTCCTCTGGTGCGCCGGAGGCGATCTTGCCTTCGTCCTTCCAGTAGACATACCAATCTGCGTACATGGAGGCGAGGAAGGACAGGCCCTTGGGGAGGGCAGAGAACATAGAGTGCTGGGAGATCATTGTGTCCTGCGCGCCGCGAGGGATAAAGTGCCAATGGCGATAGACATACTGAGCGTCGTAAAGACCATTCTGCCAGCGGACGCAGACGTGAGGGTGCGTGAGGAGCTTGTACAGCAGGAATACAATCTCGGCCTCTTCGGCGGCCGACCAGTATCCTTCTCGGTTGCCACGAGTGATTAAAGGAATGCAGATTCCTTCGACGCGAGACCAACTGATTCCTATACAGTCTATATGCCCGCTGACTGTCTCGATGTCGAAGTCAATCCATAAGGCTTCTGTTGTTGACAGCTCGCAAAGAGCGTCATTACCTTGCTTTCGGGCTTCTGCAGTTGTCCATAAATTAACTAACGCATCACGAACTTTGCCAAACGTAGGCCGTGTCTCGAACTTCCAATCTGGCCTGTTGTCATAGGTGCGCGAAGTCATGTGCCGCTTCACGCGGCGGAGGTCGTTCAGCACTACCGCGCGCTGGCTCCACTCACGAAGGATGGAGGCAGGATGGATAGTGGGGATGACCTTAAATAGATTTTTGCCTGTGCTATTTGCGTTATCATACAGGTTCTGTATCTGAAGCTGCGACCCCCTCCATTTCAATATCCCCCAATTCCCTGTCAACGCCCACATGCTGAAGTTCCCAAAGGCGACGATGATGTTCGGCTGCACCATCTCGATCTCGGTCAGGAGGGCGGCGTAGCCTTCGTGGACGATTGGGAGGCAGTACTTGTCGCGCAGGAGGCGGTGCTGCGGGGTGATGTCTTTCTTTTTAGTGGCGATCCACGCACCGAGGTAATTATTCGGCGGCCGCGCGTTGACTACGTTAGTGACGTAGCACTCGCTGCGCATGATGCCGGCCTCTTGGAGCATCCGGTTCAGCTCCGCTCCCGAAGCGCCGACGAAAGGCTCGCGGCGTTGTTCTTCTTGCTCCCCCCAGGCCTCGCCGACCAGCATGATCCGCGAAGGAATGGGGCCACTCCCATGACCGAGCATTTAGATCTCGCTCAAAAGTTTGTCTGCATCCAATATTTTATGCGGCGCTTGTATTTTCCTGCGCAGCATGTTACGCCTCGGGTTTATTCTATCCTTTTTTCTATAGTAGTTAGCAAGCGCACACTCTTTATGATAAAAATAATTGCCAGCTGTGGGACGTGCAGATGTTTCACGCCGCTTTACTTGCGACATTGTGCTAGGAGCACACCACGCTTGACACAAGTAACATTTTCTGTCGTCAGGATTTCCTGTCGCTAAAAAAGCTAGAGTGCGTGCATGGATGAGACTGTGATACTTTTTGTCTGGACATATTACTAGATTACTATGCCCATTGTCGTATTTATCGAGGCTTATATGATGCACTTGTTCCTCTTCTTTTAGTGAACGCCCAAGTGCCTGCTCTGCGATGAATCTGTGTAAGTGATTTCCATGCCCACCCTCTTTTATATAAGCTTTCATAAAGGCAGCTTTGTTTGTGCACGCAGTAACTGTAGGCGTCTAATAGCTATTCCGTAGGAAGCTTTGTCTAGCTCTATTCCTGTTGCTCTACATTTAAGAGCATGCGCGGCTGGAAATATAGTACCTGTTCCCATAAATGGATCTAAGACTGCGTCTCCTGGATGCGCAGAGCGCCTTAGCAATTCCTCAAACAAGGCAGTGGGCTTTTGCGCGTTATGACCCAAGTTAGTATCAGGCGGAAAGTCAAGTACATCCCCCGCCAAGAAATTAACTGGTCGCTTTCCTTTGACTGCATAGAGGATGGTTTCATATTTCCTTTGCGGCCCGTACTCGGGCCAAGGTGCGCGCATGGCGGTGCGCTTGTACCAGATAAGGGGGGTGCGGAACACCTGCCACGTTTCTCCCTCGTTTGTGTACTCCTTCGTTCCGAACATGGTTCTTATGTAAAAGAACCAATCTATGTCGCAAAAGATGTAAAGATGTGCCTGCGGTTTTGTTATTCTCCAGGCTTGATCTCGTAACCCTAGGATGCACTTCTTGAAGTTGTCCTCTGTGTCCTCGTAGCCATGTGCCCCCTGCGCGCGGCCTCCACTGTCCCCGAACTCATCTGCCCCCATGCCATAGGGAGGGTCGGTGAGGATTACGTCGAACTGTTCGGCGGGGCAACTAGCGAGCCATCCGAGAGCATCAACATTATACGCTTTATGGGCTTCAGCTGTGAAGGTCCGTCCAACTTGCTCCCCGAGGGCCCTGTCTTTGGCGCTGGCTTCCTTCCGCCGGAGGAGCTTGAACGCATCATCGACGTTCTTGGCAGCGGCGACCTCTGGATCGTCCAGATGACGTGCAACGATAAGCTCCCGTCGCGTAGTCTCCTGATTGACCCCTTCGCTTGAACCCCGAACTTCAACGCTAAGGTCTGCAACAGAAGGAGGCACAGCTCCGGCGGCGGAAGCTTGTCGATCCCGGAGAGTCTTGAGACGAGCATGGGCGGAAGCTCTTTCTTGCCAGGATAGGTCCACTCGCCGTATGTTTTCTTCGAGCTCTGCTTCTTCGGCGTCGAGGTCATTGAGGTCTCCTAGGGTAGTGTAAGGGATGCAGCCAGGGAGGACAGCTTGGCCGTCGTGGGTGAAGGTGCCGCCGAGAGCGTAGATATCGGTGCAGGCACGAAGGCGCCGCTCGCCGGAGACGAGCTGGTAGTCCTGGCCGACGACCCGGAGGACGATAGGATGGTACAGGCCGCGAGTGGTGATGCTGTCGCTGAGTTCGTGGAGTGCGGCGGCGTCGAACTGGCGGCGCTGGCGATTAGGGGCAATCTTGATGGCGGAGATTTCGATGAGGTTCATGCAAGCAGCCTTTTCATTACTTCGATTGTTAAGCGAACATCAGCAAGGGCATCGTGCGCGCTAGCTGTATCCAACTTAAAATGTTCTGCGAGATTTGTAAGCTTGTAGCTCTCAAGCCCGAGCTGCTTCCAGAAAGCTAACTGCATTACGTCGAGAAAGCGTGGGTCGGCGGCTTGAAAAATGTTGAGCTTGCGGGAATGAAAGAAGATGCGCTCGGAGTCGAAAGCTGCATTGTAGCCGCCAGCAATGGCGACTGTGTAAGGGCGGCCAGCTTTTGATATGCGTGTAGCGCTGCGATGTCTTTCAAAAAGACGAGACAGTCGTGTGAGGCCTGCCAGCGGCGTCAGTGCGTCTTTCCACGCTTCAGTGGTGTAGTGATTTACCGCAAGCGCTGTTGCTTCTGCTTTTGTTGTGTCGAACTGGAGCTTGACTTCGAAGGACTCTTTCTCTGTCCAGTCTTTTGTAGATACTACTACGGCGGCGATCTGGATAATGGCGGCGTCTACAGCAAGGCCAGCCGTTTCAATGTCGCAGACTATTAAAGGGATGCCTTGCTTATACATACTTCCTCCAAAAGAAAAAGCCCTCCCTCCACGACCCTGTGCATTGCGTATCCGTAGAGGGAGGAGCTAGAAACCTACGCCGGGAAAACGCCGGCGACCTTCTCCACGACGTTACCTTGGTACAGCTCGTGGGCCACCTTGACCTTCACCATTTTCCCTTCCATTTGCCGCCAGGAGAACGGTTCGCCCGGCTTGTTCAGCCCTGTCGCATCGCGGTAGATGCGCTGGGCGTTGTTCTTTCCCTTCGCGTTGTCGATGCCGCCTTGGGCGGTAAGGTCGATCATCGGGCGGTCAGTGAGTTGGAACTCTGACGACAGGCCAAGGGCTTGGACTTGAGCCGGAAGCTGAAGCTTCAGCGGCACGACCATTTGCAGCCAGAGCTGACCGGTCCGTTCCCCCTTGCCGATGACGCCGGAGGCAGTCTTGATCTCGCCGACGCGAGCGAGGTAAAGGCCGTCAGGCGAGTCGGGGTTGTCGGCGGGGATAGTGGCGCGCTTTTCGTTGACTTCGGTTTGGACTGCATCGAGGAAAGTATTGGGATCGAAAACACTCATTGTGATACTCCTTAAGGATGGTAGGGTTTGCAGGAATGTCGAGTCCTGCGGCTCGTTTTTGCTCAGTTAAAATGATACTCTTTAGCGTATTTTTCTATTGCTGCTTGCTTTAATGACTGAATCCACTCCTTTGTAGAAGTGTCAGCTCCATTTGCATATCCAACACAATAACAAAGAAGCCCAATACATAGTAATAATAGCCAGGTCATAAGTAGGTCGTCTCCCGCTTGGTGACCTTCACGAGCATACTGTCGAGGTCAAGCGCAGAAATTGGATCTTGCAATTCCCCGCGCGTCTTATGCAACCGTAACGCGCTTGTGATATAACCCAAGACCTGCTTCGCGTTGCTCCCTGACGGGATGCGCAGGGTGAGCTGGACAGTGATAGTAGTGGCGGAGCGGCGGCTCACTTTCCACCCCGCTTTTTCCACAGTTCCATTATCTGCCCAAAGTTTGGGTCGATCTTGCTGCGGTAGCCGAGGCTCCGTGTCTTTGTATCAACGCCGAACTTGGCGGTATCCCAGAAGAACTTGTCCCCCTCCCTAACGGTGTAGATCACATCAGAGAACAACGGAGGAATTTCATCGGCGAGTGCCTTGCCGGCGGACTTGACCATCGTTTTGGTCTCTTGCGTCACTGTATCAAGGATACGATCTACGTGGGCGGTGATGACAAAGGTGCAAGGTATGCCTTGAGTGACGAGACGAAGGAACCCAATGATATATTGCTGCGCTACGCCGTAATCCTGCGGCGCCGCCATCGGCTTAATACCGACTTGCATCTTCATTGCGGCGGTGGAGAGTTCGCTGAGGGAGTCGATCACGAAGATCTTGTCCAGGCCGAAGGCGTCGATGGGGCCGAAGGTCTTCCCGGTTCGGTCGTCGGCGAAGTCAGCGCAGGAGCCGAGAATCTTGTAGAAGGAGTTGTTGTCGCCGGAGCGATTGCTGTCCTGCATCTTGGTGAGCATTTCGTAGGTGGACTTGCCGACAGTCTCGGCGCCGGTCATGAGAGCTTTGAGGCCGAGAGGGACAGTGAGCTGTTGGTGCCAGTGGAGGCAGGCGGGGACTTCGATGTTACGGTCCCTCCAATATCCAAGCAATGTTTCCAGTCCGTTCTCGGTGAAAAGGACAAAGACTTCCTTCGCGTTGGCGGCAGCCCAGTCGACGAGGGTGCCGATGGAGTGGGTCTTGCCGGTGCCAGAAGGTCCCATCAACAAGATGTTGGGGCCACTGAGTGGCTTGCTGTCTGCCATGTTACTAACTCCTTTCAAGTTGCTGCATTAACAGGTTGAATTCTCGCTTGATCAGTTGTTCGTCGGCGGCGTCTTCGTCGCCAGTGGGAAGGAGCTGGCCGCCGCCGTGAGCAAGGCAGGAGGCTGTCTCGACCCGCCAAGGAACGGCGAGGTAAGGCTGGTAGTCGAATTCGTAGAGATAGACTCGGCGGCCCCAAAGCTCGCCACACTGAGGGCAGAAGATGGCAATGTGTGGCCAGCTTGCACTGTAGCGGTCGCCGGATTTGTCGAAGCCGCAGCAATAATGGGAGTAGGCGCCGGCGAAGGAGCTGCCTTCGAAACACTGCACTGTGGCGTTGCCAGTGAGCACTACTTCCCTCGCGCCGAGTCGATGGCTGTTTTCTTATTCATGGGAATCACACGCTGCATCAAAGGCTTCTGGAGTTTTGGCATCTTCCATATTACGGCTCCATTGATTTTTATCTCTGGCAAGTTGATACCTCTCCGCATCCTCCCTCATCTTCCTCACTTCCTCTAGGCTGACCGGGGACGTAGCGCGGATAGCGGTGAATACTTCGTCGCAATGCTGGCACTGTTCTTGTATTTCTTGTGGTACTTCTATTGGGCATTTTTTGGCACACGATTCCTCAGAGCCATCGCAGGCGTGCCCATATTTAGACACCATTCTTACCGTGAATCCAGCACCATTACAAAATG